TCTTGATATTTCTCAAATGCAGGTATTGAACAAAGCACACGTCCAGCACCACCATTGACAAAAAATGATTTAGGTCTCATAATCAGTTGCTAATGATTTATATACTTTATTTAGGTGAGGTCTTTAGGGGGGTTAAACACACCATGCAACCCAAGAGTATCTTGTTCCTTTAGTTACTGTAGTAACCTCATGTGGATATAAAAATACTGATGGGAATGCAGCTACCTCACCTTTCTTTAATTCTACTTTATGATCATTCCAAAAAAGTAATTCACCACCTTCATAATCATCGTTCAAAACTCCAATAATACTAGTAACGGGAATGCCACGTAGATCACCCTCAAACATATCATGAATATGATCGTGATGTGGTTTGATACTGTCCCCTTCAGTATACTTGTTGAACTTGATATTGGAAGCTACAGACCAGAATAAATCTGAATTTGTATTTTCTGGTTGATGATATTTTTTGTGGTATTCTTCTAGAAGATTTTGAATCAAAGGATATATTTTTCCAGAAGCAGTATCATCTTTTAGAGTTTGAAAGTCTGCTTCTTCTATCTCTTGTTTAAGACCAGCGTCATACCATTTATGATCTTTCCATGGTCTTTTATCAAGTCTTGTAATTAGTTTGTCACATAGATTATCTGGAATAAGTTTGTGTACGAATATGTGATCACGTAGATCAGGGTATTTAAGCATAAAAAAAGAGGGTCCGAAGACCCTCTCATTATAGCATACAACTGATCACTCGCCGTCAGTTGCTTCGTCAGCCAAGAGGTTGTCCTCATCTACATTGTAATCATAGTCTTCAATCAATTCCGCCATTGGGTTTCTAGGGAATGGAATCATGAAGTGTTCGACACCAGCAAAATCTGTGTAGAGACTTTCCATTGCAGCAATATATGCCTCTGCAGCTGTGATTTGATCAGCAGTCATATTGCCTTTGATTAGTGCGAAGAACTCTTTGTCACCTGCGAGGGTGGAGTCTCTTGCATCTTCATGGAACTCTTTAGTCATCCAAGGCTTGAACCAAGGGAAAGGAGTAACCCAGGAATCATTTGAGAGATCATACATGATCTCGTCTACTGCGTAAGTGTGGTTTGGTTGCTGGGGATCAGGACGCTCGTAATATACTTCACCAGCTCTTGCATGACCAGCAGGGAATGCGTATTCTTTCTGTGGATAACCAGATGCTTTACCAGTATCTTGTCCAATTAGAATTGATGCTAGTAGGAGATCTGTTCCGTCTGTATTAGGACGAAGAAGAACTGCTTTCTGATCTAGACCTGCACGTACATTAGCCTGCTCTTCATCCCTTGTAGGATTTGTAGTAGGAATAAATGACTGCCCTGACTGAAGAGCACCTGTCTCGCCGTTCACAAAAACCCAGAGATACTCTGGACCTTTGTAAGTAAAACTTCCTGTGAGACCAAGATCACTAGTTTGCTTGGTGTACTCGTCAGGCAAGTTATAAGTTAGTGGTTTTGAAATATTCGCCATGATAGTAATCTCTTATTTAATCCTTGGTTTTCTTTGCTGTATTATTTATAAACTATGGAATCAATATCCTCGGACTTCGTTGCCTTCGTTGTCGCTTTGCTTGTATGAAATACGAATCATACCAGGGTTGCCATGTTGACCACGGCAGCAACCACCACCACATGTCCATGCAGAAGGACCGCCAGTACCAGGAACATAGTTCTTCTCACTGAATGATCCACCCCAACCAAGTTGAGCTACTGCCCAATGATGGAGACAATAACCACAACCAGAACTTTCGCATTGTGTACCAGGCAACCAACCACCTTTACCATTGACTAGACCACCTGGATAAGGAATCATTTGCTTATTCCAGCACTGATTAGTATGACACCAGACTTGGGCAGCACCTGGATTACCATATGCGCCGCCAGTAGCACCATAATACAAAGCACAAGGACCATTACAGCAAACATTGCAAAGAGTAAGCCAGTTGCAGCAGCACATCTGGCAGCAAGAGCAACCTCCATATCCACCATCTGCACAGAAGTTAGCGAGGTTGTGACCAGTAATATATGTTTTAAAACCTGGTTGACCACAAGCAGGACCCTGCCTTGATCTACCAGCTTGACCAATCTCTAGAGCATAAGAACAACCAGGAACTACATCAGAACCAGATAGCATCTTGTATGCATAAGCACCAGAAGAACCAGGCGTACCACGGGAGCAGCAACAACCATCACCACCGCCACCACCAGCACCCCAAAGTTCAAAAATAATTGAAGTGGTATTTGCAGGAACTTTCCAATCGGGATAGTCATAGTAACTGTAGTTACTCGTCCAATCTTGGCAAGTAGCACCGCACTGTGCGGTGAAATACATTACGTTATATCCTTTAGAAGGATATGCTGGTAGTTTAGTTGTAGCATCAGCCGATGCTAAACCTTTGATTGATTCAGTTGTTACAATCCCGAGCAGATCGCGTAAATTTGAGTTAGGCATCGGTACTTTTCCTTGTTATATGCTATTTAGATATTAGTTACAGAAGTGGAATGCACAGTCACGGTTGACTCCCATCCAGCAAGAGCAATAGGTGATTTTAATAAATCCACCATGACCTCTGTGTCCATAACAGCAACTACCGCCACAAGATGTTGATGAAGGACCACCTACACCAGGTAGAGTAGCATTACAATTAGCGTTAAATGCCCATGGTGTAGTTCCTTGACAGAAAGTACCCTCATTGATGCAAGCATTTCCTTTGACGTTGGAGATTAGATGACCACCATTGCCGTCAAACAAACGAGGTGGGTAAGCCATTCCCATCTTCGCCCAGCAGTTATTAGATGTATTGTACGTTCTGAAGAATCCTGGATGTCCTTTAACGTTTTCGTCACCACCGTATGCAGTAGCACCATCCGTAGCAGGATCGTATCCACCACAACCTGTCCAGTAAACTCTATCGATGCATCTAAAATTAGAGTCCCAGTATGCATAGCAGCAAGTCTTTCCTGGTACACCACCTTCTGCACAGAAGTTAGAACCGATAGCACTTTGTGCTTCGCTGTTCCTACCACAGACGTAACTCTTACAACCTTGAAGACCAACACAACACTGTGAGCAGCAAGTGGGTTCTGCAACCTTCAGGAAGAAACACCAACCGCCTTGGATTTGTGGGTACTGTAGTGTCTTTCTAGTATAAGCACCAGATCCACCAGGCATACCCTGCTGGCAGCAGCAAGCGCCACCACCAGATCCGCCACCACCCCAAAGCTCAAAAGTAATCTGTGTAGTACCACAAGGTACACACCAATACTCTTGACAGTAGTTGCGATAACTGTTATCACAACTTAAATTGCAATGAGGAGCAAAGTTATAAACTTTACCATCTCTAATTTTTTCGTAACTACCAAAAGTTCCAGCAGTTTCTAGAACAGTAGAATCGAATTCCTTTCCCAGGAGACCTCGTAAATTTGCCATTAGTTTATACCTTGCAGAACCATGTAACTTTAACTAGACCTGCAGCGCCTTCAGAGGAGCAACAGCAACCGCCACCAAATGTGTCGGAAGAGAATCCACCGTGACCAGGAGGACCGTTTCTGAAGCAATCTCCAGAAATACCACCATTATTTCCTTCGACCCACATTGTTTGTTCTCTGCCACAAGTAGCCATGCACTTGTGTCTTTGATGAAGGAAGGTGCCGAACTTACCATCTTGGTAAGGAGCAAATGGTGAGGAATATTTCATCATACACCAGTTACCACAATCTTGGCAGTCCATCTGGTTGTATGATCCAACATTGCCCCAGTATTCGCGACCAAGTTCACAAGCAGCATCGCGATTGGTACGTGAATCACTGTACTGACCATCAGACTTATCACACTGCCATCTGCAATGTGGCTGACCTGTCTGCCAGTTCATTCTGAAGCGACAACCCCATCTAGAGGAACCGCCACCAAAGCAGCAAGAATAACCGTGACAACCACCGCAAGCGCAGAAGTTATCAAGACCAGGACCGACAACATATGATTTACAACCATCAAATCCACCGTTGCCAGGGTGTCTACAAGTAATAGAACCAGAACAAAGGCAATAGCAACAATTATCTAATTTTGTTACTCCTTGAGCAGCAGCACAAAGGGTGTACTTATTGTATTGACCAGAATATCCATTTACTCCAGACATACAGCAGCATGAACCGCCGCCGCCTCCACCGCCACCCCAGATTTCAAACTGTACTTTACATACACAGCAAGAGGGAACACACCAAACTACTTGTTGGTGAGCATAATCATGTACGCTACCATATTCCCAGCAGTGCTTACCGCGAAACCACAACTGGTGTGCGTTTTGTGGACCGTAATACGTTGCTACTGGAATGCCATCTGTTGATGCAACATCCAGTAGATCTCTTAAACTAGACATCTGTCAATACCTCCCTATTAGTATTAGTTAGAAAGGATCGACCAACCGTAAGAAGATCCAGTGTAGATTAGTTCAAGTGATGCATTCTTAA